CACCTGACAAACTTAAACATCTAGAAGAATCAATAAGAAGATTTGGACTAGCAGAGCCGATAGTCGTAAACACAGACTTTACTATCATCGGTGGACACGGTAGAAGAAAAGCATTAAAGAAATTAGGCATACAAGAAGTACAGACTTATTATCCTAACAGAAAACTTTCAGAAGAAGAATTCGATGAACTTAATATCAGGTTAAATAAAAACATAGCAGGTGAATTCGACTTCGATATCTTAGGAAACAGATTTGAATTACCTGAACTCCAAGACATGGGTTTTACTGCACTAGATTTAGGTGTTGACCTTAGAGAGTTTGACTTATCTGATGACAATTACAAAGGTGATGAAGAATTCAAAATCCCAACAATTGCATACAACCTAGTATTCGATAGCGATGCACAACAAAAACTTTGGTATACATTTCTAAAAGATTTAAAGAAAAAGTTTCCTGAACTTGATACACATTCGAGCAGAATAGATAAGTATCTGAGAGATAATGGCACTAAAGAAGAAGATTAGAAAATTCATAGATACTAATGTTTATGATGAAGCAATAAAAAGAATCAACCATATCTATGATGTATTTGATACTGTAGTTGTTATGTTTAGTGGTGGTAAAGACAGTTTAGCCACATTGCATCTTTGCAAAGAAGTTGCAGATGCTAGAGGACATAAAAAAGTAAACGTAGTATTCAGAGACCAAGAACTGATACCAAATGTAGTTGTAGACTTTGTTAACAAGTATCGTGAGTTAGATTGGGTTGATATGAAGTATTTCTGCGTACAAACTTACGCAACAAAATATGTTTTAGGTCAAACGCAAAGCTATATACAATGGGATGCTGACAGAGAACACATGAGACCGATGCCAACACATGCAATAACTGATAAACATGTATTCGACAGAACTACTATGGATGCTTTTACTGCATCTTTTTACAAAGGTAAATTAGCATTTGTAAACGGTATAAGAGCAAGTGAATCATTGAGAAGATATGGCTC